GGCTGCTGGCAACGGGGGCAGAGGTGGCAGAGGGTGGCAGAGGGGTTTTATATACGTGGCCCCGGGCTAGGTGCCCGTGTTTAGGGGCCTGTAGCCCTCTTTGCTGGCAGCGGGGCTATAGTTACTTATTTTTAAGGATTCGGAGTAGATACAATTTTACATTCTACCCCTAGCACACGGCAGCGGCCTTGCAGCGCACCGTGTGGCACGAGCCGTTGGAGTGTAAAGAGTGTTTCAGCCAGGGATGTGGGAACGTATGTGCCACCTGCCACCGTTGCCAGCAAATCGGGCTGGAGGCCTAGTGCCACGTGGCCTAGGTTCCGGGACCCTCCGCACTTATATGCGTGGCCCCTTTCTTGCCGAGAGTGCCGTTTTCCGCCTCGGCGGGCCAAAGTGCCCAGGCCCCTTGACTTTCGGCCCAGGTCACTTGCTCCAGGCCTCGTGCCACTTGCCCCCGGCCCCAGGACAATTGACGATTGACACTGGACATATGCACAGTATCAAGTGTTGCGAGCCCTTCGGCCCTCTGACTGCTATCTTAGCATACGTAGAGCGTCAAAGGGCTCATAACCTTGGTCAATTAACGCTTTGAGCCCGAGGTTGAATTTGTCTTGCGGCGTCAAGGGTGCCGGGGCCCTCGGCCCGTGTTTCATCCACTGGTACAGCTCCTCGGCCGCTTGCGCCAGGTCACTCGGACTGCGCCCCGAGAACTGTATCCTAGCGGCACTCAAGGCTTTGGCCCGGAGCATTTGGTCGAGGTTCTCTTGTCGTTTTGCAGCCATGATTCGTTCCTCGTGTTGATTACCAGTCGCCCCGCTCGAACGAGGCGACCGCTTGGGTCTCACTCCGCGCGCATTGCACCAGGTTCCGCACTTTCACCAACGTGCGAGCCGGGGCCCGGAACCCGTGGCGCGCGAGGAAGGACACGTAATCCCCGGTCCGGGACAATTTGTTCATCCAGTAGGCTTGCTCGGCCTTGGACACGTTGTCCCAGTGGCGTCGGAAGTTGCTTGCTGTGACAGTGCGCATGATTCGTTCCTCGTGTTGATTGACTGGGTTCCCAGTTCACTTGACCCTGTTCTCGGGACCCGTGACCCGGTGTCCTTGGTCGGCTCACCTCGTGGCACCACTGGACAATCGACACATGACTATCGACTCTCCACTCGTGCCTTATGAAGCCCCGTAAAACTCACCACGACGCAGACGCATAGCTCGACGCAGACGCATGCGCCGACGCTGACGCAGACGTTGCCGCTGACGCAGCTGTTCAGTTACTCGGTGGGTTCAGTCCGCACTCACGCAGCGGCAGCGCTCACGACCCAGCAGATGGGGCCTTTGCCTCCCAGCCGGCGGTTGAGGAACGCCATGTCCTTGGCATCGAGCTTGCCTTTGCCGTTGCAGCGGTAGCACTTGTTGTTGCCTGGCTTGGTGTACAGGAAGTAGCGGCCTGTGCCCTTGCAGTGCGGGCAGGTGCCACCGACCTTGTGCTGCTCGGCCTTGGACTCGGCCCATAGGACGTAGTGATCCGCGGCAGTTGGCGCGGGCTTAATGACAGCCATCGCGCGATAGTGCGGCTTGCCGTTGCGTTCACCCAGATAGGTGACGTGGGCAGGCAGGGCAGGGGCGGCCTGTGCGGCCAGGGCTTGGATGCGCGCAGCAGCTGCTGCACGGCGTTCTGACATTTTCATGTGACCTCCAGATGCCCGGGGCGAACCCCGGGCGGCATGGTGTGGTTGGTTGGTTGTTACAGGCCCAGCATTTCCTGGACGAGGGCAGCGGCTTTCACCAGGGCATCACCCTCGGCCTCGCGAGCCTTCTGCTTGGCCATTGCAGCCTCGATGCGGATCGCGTCACGTGCGGCCTGCTCCTCACCAGCCAGGAACGCGCGCTCCATGTTCCAGTAGATCGGCGGCTGGGCCGGGCGCTCGCCGTCGGTGAACAGCTCCCACAGCTTGGCCAGGTTCAGGTCCATCTGACGCAGCTCCTGGTACAGCGGCTGCAGCTTGGCGATCAGCCCCTCGATGGCTTCCAGCTGGGCGACGGCCCAGCTACGATCACGCTCGACCTGCGTGTCGTGCTCCTGACCCCGCGCGGTCTCGGCCTCGCTCAGCTCCTGGTAGAACAGGAAGGCCTTGCGCTCGTACTCGGCTACCTCGCCAGTGCCCAGGCGGGTGAGGTTGGCCGGCACGCCGTAGCGCTCCTCGTTCATGGCCTGACGCTCCACCCAGTCGAGCCGCGCATGCACGTCCTCGGCCTTGAGCTTCAGCGCTTCCATGTCACGGAACACGCGGCGGGTGACGTGGTTGACCACCCAGCGAGCCATCATCGGCTTGGCGTGCAGGTCATCGACCACGGCTTCGCGACGAGCCACCTTGGCTGCTGCGGCCTCCTTGTCATCGGCGTACTCGATGCTGGCCTCCCAGGCATCGGCCAGGCGATCCAGCAGGGCGTCCCACATCGGGTTGTGGGTTGGCCACTGCATGCCGATCAGCGCGACGGCTGCGGCCGAGCTCTCGGCATATTTGATGTCCTTGAGCTCCATATCCCACAGCTGGCTGGCGGTGTGGATCGAGGTGCGGTACTCGCCCTCGTCCTCACTCCAGGTGCCATCGCTGTCCATCAGGTGCGACTGGCTGAGCGAGGCGCCACGGGCCTGGTGCTCCAGGACCTCCTGGATCTCCTCCCAGCCCAGGCCCATGTCGAGCAGCTCCTGCTCGGTGTAGGGCTCGTTGTCCTGCTGGCTCTGCACGCCATCGAAGCAGCCGTCCTTGACCGCCAGCGTGACCTCCGCGATGGTCAGCTCACGGTGCGCCTCGTTGCGCACACCGGAGAAGGCCGAGCGCAGCGCGTCCAGCAGGTTGTAGGTGTCAGTCAGCGTCTTGCTGGCCTTGGTGTAGGGCAGCACACCCAACTCGGTGGCCGAGCGCAGCGCCATTGCCACGTTGGTCATCGCAAACTGCGCGCCGTTGAGTGCCGAGCGAGCCGCGCTGATCTCGCGCCCGTTCTTGGTGGTGACGCTGTCCTTGGCGATGGCCTGTGCCCACTCCATCGGAGTTTGCTGACCGGTGATGACAGGCAGCAGGACGTCAGTGCCGCGAGCGGTGGACAGGATGTTCTGGATGGTGATAGTTTTCATGGTGTATTTCCTTTTCTTAGCGGATTGGGTTATTACGAGTGGCCTGCTCACGGTTGCCGCCGTGAGTGGGCTTTTTCTTTGCACGCTCGACTACTGATCCCAGTAGCAGGGCGATTGCTACGATTGCCATGACCTGCATGGCCAATGTCTCGATGCTCATGCGGCCAGCCTCCTTGCTTGCTTGATCCAACCTTGCGCAGCACTGACATGCAGGCTGTGCAGCATTGGGTTGTGGCGCACACAGCGTGCGCACAGCAGCTCGTTACGGGCTTGTTGCAGGGCGAAGCGGACGTGACGGGACATGTGTTGCCTCCTAGACCCCCCGGTGGGGGTCAAAACAAGGTTCCTTGGGTTTGAAACTGGAAGCGGGCGAACCGGAAACCCGAATCCAATTGGGAGTCCCTGAACCAGCGAACCCCATACCCCCCTGCCACCCGGAACCTGTGACCTGGAACAGAGGACTTGTGATGGAAAAATGCAGCAATGGATGTGGGCGCTGGGTCACAACGCCTGATGTGTCAGGGCGACTATGTTTGACTTGCCACAAGGCGCTCGTTGGTTCTGCCTCCTCGCCCTTACGCACCCCCGCGGAGTCGCCGCCTCACGGGCCCCAACAACCTGCTTGCCGGATATGTGGTGAATGCTTTGCCACCTGGGAGGAGGTATATGCGCACAAATGCCCCCTCCGCTCCCCTAGAAAGGAGCCTGCGCAACTAACCCCAGATGCCTACAGGGCTACTACTCGTGGGAAATGACACTGCCGTTCAGGGGCTGGAGGTTCTAAGGTGGATATGAAAAAACGCAGGGCGCTTGCCGCTGAACGCGCCAGAAAACGACGCTTGGCCTTGATTGAGGAGGCTCATGAGGCTGGTGTTGAGGATGTTGAGGGCTACGCCCAAGCGGCGATGGAGGCGGAGGACGGCGGCCTCGTCGCCGATATGCCGGATGACCCGTTCCTCCCCCCGGGGCAATCGCTACATTGACCGCCGTGAATCGACTTTCCGACCCCTCGGCACGCGACCCAAAGCGCTTGACAACCGCCAAAACGGAAATGGAATTTTTTTCTATGAAATTTTTGCTAGGCGCTTTGGCCCCCTTGCGGCCACCTCGACCAGGTTCGGGTGATCGACTACTCGAGCCCCCACATCAGTGATCGCGTGATCCAGCCGGAAGGCTAGTCCCAGCGCTTCACCCGGCACGCTCGACCCTGACGCTTGCCAGGAATATCAGCAGCGCTGATAATGCGCATACCCCAACTACGTGTAGCGATATGAAGCCACTCGTTGACCTCGACACCCAGCTGGCATCCATGGAAGCGGACGAAAAGCTCGGAACTCATGACCTGCCCCGCCTGACCAGTCAGCAGCGGGTGTATGTCGCTGCTCGCGTCGGCGGGTTGAGCATCACTGCTGCCTCGGGCGAGGCTGGCTGCTCAAAGGCCACTGGGGGCAAGTGGGAAAAAGACCCGGCTGTCCAGGCCCACATCCAGCACTACATGGATGAAATGCAGGAACACTCGCTGCCCCGCGTGCGATTCGGTATCGAAGATGCCCACGCGATGTACATGAAGGCGTACCACATGAGCGGTACCGCCGCAGAAATGGTGAAGGCGACTGACTCGCTGGTGAAGCTGCACAAGCTCACCGACAACCAGGAGAAAGAGCTCCCGAAAACGGTCACCGCACGCCAGTTGGCCGATCTGCCGGTGGCAGAGCTCCTTCGCCTTGCGGGCCTGAAGGTGGATGGCCTGGCCCCCGGTGTGATTGAGGGTGATTACGAGGAGGTTCAGACCTCTTGATCGCCAACCGCACCCGCCCCCTCGAGCTTCGGCACTGCCCGAAGTGCGAGAAAGACCACCCCGCGACCCTATTCAACGCCGCCGGCTTCTGCGTCTATTGCGCGCAGGCTGCGGCACAGGCCAAAGATGCCAGTGTAATCGCCAAGAAGGCTGCGAAGATCGGCGATGACGCCCTGGCAGTGCGTCGCAAGGCGCATCTGGAGATTCAGGCCCGCAAAAAAGCGGCGCTGGCGAAAGTGCAGGCGGATCGCGAGGCCAAAGTGGCCCTCGATACCGAGCTGGACGCGGTCGAAGCGGCGAAACAGGAGCTGGCCCGCCGGGAGCTGGCCAAAGAGCACCTGCTCCCCTTCGTGTTGCGCTTCAACGAGAGCTATCTCCCCGGGTGGGTGCATAAGGACATCTGCGAGAAGCTCGAATGGTTCTCGGCGGCAGTGGCGGCGAAGCAATCGCCACGGTTGATGATTTCGATGCCACCGCGTTCGGGCAAAAGCGAGCTGGCGTCCCGTATGTTTCCCGCCTGGCACCTGGGGCGATACCCGAGCCACGAGTTTATCGCCTGTTCTTACGGCTCCGACCTCGCCAACGGCTTCTCCCGCAAAGTGCGAGACGTGGTGAAGGACGCTGCGTACCAGGCCGTGTTCCCCGGAACGCAGATCAATAAGGACAACCAGTCGGTCGAGTCGTGGAGTACCACAGCCAACGGGAACTACGCAGCGGCCGGTGTGGGCGGCCCGATCACGGGCAAGGGTGCGATGATTTTATGTATCGACGACCCCATCAAGAACCAGGAGGACGCCGAGTCCGCGACCAAGCGCGAAGCGGTATGGGACTGGTACACCTCGACGGCGTACACCCGACTCGCCCCAGGCGGCGGCGTGCTAGTGATGATGACGCGCTGGCATGATGACGACCTGTCCGGTCGCCTGCTACGCAAAATGGCTGAGGGTGATGGCGACGAGTGGGTCGTGGTGGAGTACCCAGCCCAGGCGGTACACGACGAGTTGTTCCGTAAGACTGGCGAGGCGCTGCACCCTGAGCGGTATGACAACGATGCGCTGGAGCGTATCAAACGTACCGTCGGCCCCCGCGTGTGGAACGCGCTGTACCAGCAGAACCCGACCCCCGAGGAGGGGGAATACTTCAACAAGTCGATGTTCCAGTGGTACGGGCCCCAGGACATCCCCGACTACAGCGAGCTCAACTTCTACACGGCCTGGGACTTTGCGATTGGGGAGAAGGAGCAGAACGACTTTTCGGTCGGCATCACGGTCGGCGTGGACCAGCACGACCGCACCTTCGTGGTGGACATCCAGCGGGGACACTGGGGGACGATGGAACTGGTGGATAAGGTGTTGGAGGTCTACAAGACCTGGCGCCCGGCCATCACCGGTCTGGAGCGTGGGCACATCGAAATGACCCTGCGGCCGTTCCTGGACAAGCGTATCCGTGAGGAGCGCCTGACCAGCTTCTACATCGAGGAGCTCAAACCCGGTACCCGCGACAAGATCGCCCGGGCCCGCTCGATCCAGGGCCGCATGCAGCAGGGCCTGGTCTTCTTCCGCAAGCACTGCAACGCCACCGCCCAGCTGGTCGCGGAAATGATGCGCTTCCCCAACGGCGTGAATGACGACGGCGTCGACGCCATGGCCTGGATCGGTCAGATGCTCAGCCTGCTGGTACGCCCGCGCGAGAAGAAGCCCCCACCTAAAAAGAGCTGGAAGGACAAGCTGAACAAATTAGCCCGGGGTCATTCCGGGCGCAAACACCACATGGCGTCATAAGGAGGCCAGATGATCGTATTCATGCAAGGCGGCGACGACCGCCAGATGGACGTGACCGCCGTCGTTCGCGGCATGCGGCTGGAGGAGGTCGTTATGGACGGCGACGACTTTGCCTGCTTGCGCGAGGCCAGTGACGAGCAGCTCCGCCAATGGGTCACTGACCTTGCGGACACTTTTGCTACCAAGCGCGGCACCCGCACTGTGTTAATATCAGCACAGCTGATTTTCTCTGAGGGCACCGCCGGTGGCGACCGATCCGACAACCATTGCCAAGCACAACCATGAGCGATATGTGCGTGCCCGCGACAACGGGCACGCGCGCTACCTTGAGGAGTCCAAGAAGCTCAACGGTATGTACACCGGTGATGGCCAGTGGGACGAGGCCGTCAAGGCCAAGCTGGAAAGCGAGGGCCGCCCGGCGCTTACCTTCAACATGATCCTGGCGGTGATCAACACCGCTTTGGGTGAGCATCTGCGCCGTGATGTGCAGGTCAGCTTCAAGCCCCGCCGCAATGCCAACCGGCAGGTGGCCGGCATCCTGAACAAGCTGTCCATGCAGATTGCCCATGCCAACCGCTACAAGTACCTGGAAATGATGGTGGCCGGCGACGGCTTGATCCAGGACCGCGGCTTCTTCGACGTGCGCATGGACTTTTCCGATCACATGCAGGGTGAGGTGAAAATCGCCTCCCTTGACCCGGGCACTGTGCTACTTGACCCGGATGCCAAGGAGTATGACCCCAAGACCTGGAACGAGGTGATCATCACTCGTTGGATGTCGATGGACGAGATCGAGCATCTGTACGGTCGCGCCAAGGCTGATTCGCTCAAGTCCGTGGCCGCCGGGGGCGACAGCTTCCGCTATGACAGCATCCGTTTCGACGACAAGACCTTCGGCGAGGACTCGCGCCACGCTAGCCTCGTCGACGCCAACGCCCCCGAGGATCGCGACATCCGTGCTGTGCGCGTGGTTGAGCGTCAGCACTATAAGTGGACCCAGGAGCGCATGTTCGTCGACCCGGCCACGGGCGACATGTCGGAGGTACCAAGCGGCTGGGACGACGCCAAGGCCGAGGCTTTCGCTAAGAAGATGCAGCTGTTCATACACAAGCGCCCAGGTCGCCGTGTGCGCTGGACGGTTAGCGCCGACCAGGTGCTGCTGTTCGATGACTGGTCGATGTACAAGACCTTCACCGTCGTGCCGTACTTCCCGTACTTCCGCCGTGGCGTGGCCTTCGGCATGGTCAAGAACCTGGTCGGGCCGCAGGAGTACCTGAACAAGACCCGGAGCCAGGAGCTGCACATCGTCAACACCACCGCCAACAGCGGCTGGATGGTTGAGGAGGGCACCCTTGTCAACATGACGGCGGACGAGCTGGAGCAGCGCGGGGCCGAGACCGGGCTGGTGCTCGAGTTTGCGCGCGGGGCCAACCCGCCGGCCAAGATTCAGCCGAACACCGTGCCGACCGGCATTGATCGCATCAGCGAGAAGGCGGCGTTCTCGATCCGCGAGATCAGCGGTGTGAACGACGGCATGCTGGGCTTTGCCGCCCCGTCCGTGTCGGGCGTCGCGCTTGACCGCAAGACCACTCAGGGCCAGGTGCAGCTGGAGGTTCCGGCTACCCACCTGGAGCTGACTCGCCGTCTGGTGTTCGAGAAGGTGCTGGAGCTGATCCAGGACTTCTATACCGAGGAGCGTGTGGTTCAGATCACGTTCAACCCGAACCCGAACGCCGAGGACGAGCAGATTGTCCTGAACTACATGGACGCGGCCGGGACTCTGGTGAACGACGTGACTGAGGGCGCCTATGACATCGCGATCAGCACTTCGCCGAGCCGCGACAACTACGACGAAGGCCAGTTCGCGGAGCTGATGGAAATGCGCATGAACGGCATCGCCATCCCAGACCCGATCATCATTCGCCACAGCGATCTCGCCGACCGCGACGACATTGCGGCCGAGGTCGAGAAGATGCTGGGCATGGCCGAGCCGACCGAGCAGGAGCTGCAGATGATGCAGATGCAGCAGGAGCTGGCGATCCAGTCTGCCCAGGCCGAGCTGGCCAAGCTGCAGGCCCAGGCGGAGAACTTCCAGTCGGCCACGGCGTTGAACATGGCCAAGGCCAGTCAGCTCGCCGGTGGCGACGACTCCCCGGAAGTGCAGCTCGAGCGCGACCGTCTGGAAGTCCAGATTGCGCTCAAGCGCGAAGAACTGCAGACGCGACTTGCACTGGCCAAGCTCACTCATCAGGCCCGGGCACAGGGCGAGCAGCTGCGGACCGCAGCCCAGCTTGCTGCTACCCGGTTCCAGGGCGAGGTGCAGCTGGCATCGGCATCGCGTGCCGCGAAAGGCGGCGACAAACCTACCCCCCGTAAGAGCAAATAAGGAGCACCCATGGGCTTGGAAATCGAAGATCACTTCCCCGGCGATCACCTGGAGGAGCTGGACGAGAACCTGGACCTCGGCAACGAGGTGACCGAGGACGCCGACGAGGACGCCGACGATGCGCAACCTGCCGATGAAACTGCTGGCGACGGCGCTGATACCGATGATGCTGACGCCGATGCCGGCGATGATGCTGATGGCGGTGCAGACGAAGACGCCGGCGACGCTGACGCTGATGGTGATGATGGCGACGATGCTGAGCAGCCGGAACCAGCGCCGGCTAAGCCGGAAAAGAGCCCGGTAATCCCCAAGGCCCGACTGGATCAGGAGCTGCGCAAGCGCCGCGCCGCCGAGCAACGCGCCCAGGAGCTGGCCGAGGAGCTGACCCGGATCAAACAGGAGCAGGCTGAGGCGAGCCGTCCGAAGCCACTGTCTGGCGAGGAGATCAAAGCCAAGATGGCCGAGGCCAACGAGGCGCTGGTCGGTGGCGATACCGCTCGTGCCGCTGAGTTGCAGGCTGAGCTGTTCGCTGCCCTGGCCGCTCCGACCCAGGCCCCGGTAGCCGCGCCCGTTGAACGCGATCTGGTGGGTGAGGTCGAGGCCCGCCTGGAGTTTAAGCAGGCGCTGGAGGAGGTCAACGCTCGCTTCCCGCAGCTGGACGAGAACTCCGAGGCCTTTGACGAGGAGCTGTCGCAAGAGGCGGTCGATCTACAGCGCAGCTACATGAACCGTGGCTTCACGCTGGCTGAGGCCACCCGCAAGGCGGCCGAAAGCGTGGCCAAGCTGTACGATCTGACCGACAACAAGGCGCCTGCTGCGCCGGCGGCCGACCCGAAAGCGGTTGTCGCACAGGCTCGCCAGAAGCAGAAGACTCAGGACAAGATCGCTAAGGCGGTTGCCGCCCCACCGGCACTCACCGGGCGCGTGGATGACGGCAGCGATGTCGCGTTCGACGTGTTCAAGGCGTCCGAGGACGAGCTGATGGCGCTGCCCAAAGCGACTCTGGATCGGCTGCTGGGCAATACCATCTAAGGCGCCTGCAGTACCGAAAGCCCCGGCCTAGACCGGGGCTTTTTCTTTCCGGGCGCTGTGCTAGAATATCAACAGTGCTGATAAAGCTCATTCGGTAGGCCCCCACGATAGCGGGGCGGGTCGCTCCCTTCGCGCACGACATTTCGTTGGCTCCCACGACACGGGGCGCAGATCGCAAATCAATTTTTGCGTCGCGCCGGTGTGCGTGACCTGGGGAGTTTCAACATGGCAACAACCAACTTTGCCGCTCTGACCAACGAGCAGCTGACCGCGTGGGGTAAAAAGTTCTGGCACCACGCTCGCACCAACGCCTTCATCAGCAAGTTCACCGGTACCGGTGTCAACGCGATGATTGACCGCACCACCGAGCTCAAGAAGTCCAAAAAGGGCAACCGAGCCGTCATCACTCTGCTGGCGGATATGCGGACTGATGGTGTGATGGGTGATGCCCGACTGGAAGACAACGAAGAAGCCCTGCAAAGCTTCGAGACCGTCATCCAGTTCGACCAAATCCGTAACGCCAACCGCATCGCCGGTCGCATGGCTGACCAGAAGTCGGTGGTGAACTTCCGCGCCGCTTCCGAAAGCGCTCTGGGCTATTGGGCCGCCGACCGCATCGACCAGATGGCGTTCCTGTCGCTGTCCTCGGTGCCGTACACCCG